AGGGGGGCTTCGGTTCCCCTTTTTTAATACAGGAAAATCAAAAATGACGAATCCATTTAAAAACCAGTACACGGCTGACGGTGTAAACACTGATTTTGTTTACTCCTTTGAGATACCTATCAACCGTACTGTGTTAGCTTATGAAACACTGACAGGAAATACAGCCAACGAGGATGCGGACTTAGTTTCTAACACGTTATATATAATCATCCCAGATAACCCAACCAGTCCAACCTCGACGGGTATCGTTAGATTTAACACGCCTCCAGCTGACCAAAGTATTATTACTCTTACTCCTGACCAAGAGACATTAGTTACTTACACGTTTAGTAACACTGCACCATTCAACACGGATAACTTAAACGGTGCATTTACTCAAGAGTCACAGAGTGGCGGCTATAACCTTCAAAACTTTTTGCAAAACTCAATTCGTTACAACGT